AATGGTTAAAGACAAGTTTTGAGCAGCTGCTTCTGTATCCCAGTTGAATTCACCGAAGTTACCACCTTTAATAAACGCACCTTTAATTACCCATTCTGAAACGATATCACCTACAGGACCTAAAGCGTTAATAGTTAAGTCTTTTTTGTAGAAATCTGAATAGCCATTTCTACCTGTTACTGATTCGTGGTGTAAACGTACCCATTCCATTACTGACTGAGCTCCTGAAGGAGTAATCGGATCGAATAATGTCATAGTCAAATCTGACCATTTTAATTTACCTTTAATTTTACGGTAAGTGTTAATATGGTTCAATACAATCTCACCTTGCTCGAACGTTACAGCTGAGATAGCTTTAATGATATATGATGGGATACCATCTACATACATGATAAATCTATTCTGTACTTTCGGCTCGAAAGCGGTGTAGAAAATTTCGTTTGGATCTAATACTGCCATTTTGCGTTATATTATTTTATTCTATTATAAATATTCGATTCTTAACTCTTTATGATGGGAATGTAGCTCCAGTTGGAAGAACGTTGAAGTCGAGAATTACGAATTCTGCTGTTCTAGTTGGTTGAACAAAAATCTGTCCAATCAATTGGTTTCTATCAATCACATCAGCTGTGTTGTTTGAATCATCCATTACTACTTTGAACGCGTATAAACCTTGACGTTGTTGTACACTTTCTAAGTATGGGTTTACTTGAGCTAAGAAGTTATTTCTAGTAGCGATCGTATTTTGTTCAAATACTAATTGATCAGCAACTTGAGAAATGTAATCTTTAAGTTCAATTAACAATCTTCTAACATTTACTCTATCAAGAGCAGAAGCTCTTTTCTGTAGTGTTTTCTGTCCAAATACTACTACTCCTGTGTTAGGGAAGGTAGCGATTGGATTGATGTTAGCACCATATAAGGTATCTCTATTAGATTGAGATAATTTTCTAGAAGCTCTAATTACTTGATTCAATCCACCTCTATTTAAACCTGCAGGTGCAAACCATTCAGCAGCTTGTGAATCGTTTTGAGCATATACTCCAGGAATTAATGTTGAAGCTGGTACCCAAACTGCGTTACCTGTATCGGGATCTAATACTTGACACCATGGCCAGTACATTGCCGCGTATGAGCTATTTCTAGAATTAGCTTGCGTAATTGCGTCATTTAAAGAACCACCATAAGTTTCAGGATCAATTACTGCAATTGAATCTCCTCTAGTTTGAGTGTTATTAATCAATGTAGTAACTGTAGAAGTATGAGTATCGTTAGTAACACCAGGAACTGTGATTAAGTTAAATTGATACTGATCAGGATCTGAAAGTAATGTTAACATGCTAGTATAATCACTAGATGAAACACCTTGAGTTTCTGCTCCAATTAGATCGTAGAAACTACCAGTTTTACCATCTTGTCCAGGATTAGAACCAGCAGCACCACTAAAACCACCACTACAAGCTACAGGAATAAATCCATCATTTGGTTCTCCAGCTTTGTAAGAACCAGTTCCAACTCCTCCTACATTGTTTAAGTAGTTAGGCATTGCAAAGTTAACAGCAGAAACTCTAACGTAGTTAGATCTGTTAGGATAGCTACCAGTAATATCTAATTGATTATCATCACTGTTATAAACAATATCTTGATCACCAATTACTTTAGCAATGTAGTTATCTTGTAATGGGTCTAAAGATAAGTTAGTAAATGTTTCTAAAACAACTTTTTGGTTTTGTTGGTCATCACCTCTTCTAATTAAAAGATCAAATGTACCTGAACTTGTATTAGGGTTTAAGATTTCCCATCTTACGTTGTCGCTTGAACCACTTACTAAAGCTTGAGATTCTGTTGTAGTGTAGTTAGTAGCTGATCCTGGATCAACATTAGCTTGGTTGTTGTAAAGAGTACCTTTACCTAATGTTTTTAAAACAAAAGCACTACCACTCTCTCCTAAGACAGCACCCGAAGAGGCACTTACAAATGAAGATGAAGCATTTAACCAGTCGCTAGCACCATTTACTAC